CGATGATTTTCACGACTTATTTAAAACCACTCCTAATGGTACGGAGAAACGAATTATCCAACAAAAGTGGGAGGCTCTTACAAAAGTCTACACGGAATTCACCGCCATCCGTATTTCAGGAGGTCTCCGAAAGGCCCCTCTTGCGATTAAAATTTTTGGCAACTCCGGTGTGGGTAAATCCACATTCGCGGACATTACCATGGTTACAGTTCTTAAAGCCATGGGTGTTGCTTGTACTGCTGACTACATTTGTACTTTGAATGAAGCAGACAAGTATATGTCCAATTATCGCTCCTACATTACAGGAGTGAAAATTGATGATTTGGGTAACACCAAGAAAGAATTCTGGGAGATTGCTCCTTCTGAATCTATCATCAAGATCGTCAACAATATCCGAGAGTACGCCGTTATGGCTGACCTCGCGAATAAAGGTAAGATTTCTATCGAACCCCATTGCTTGACTATCACCACCAATGTTGAAGAGATCCACGCGGGTCTTTCCTCCTACAACTCTATGTCGGTGTTGCGTCGTTGCCACATCCATGTTGAACTTAAGGTCCGTCCTGAGTTCCTTACCAACAATCTCCTTGATTCTGCAAAGGTCATTGAGAAATTCGGTAACATGCATTCTTTGAATGACATTTGGTTGATTACATTGAAGACCCCCATCGGCGACGGCGTCGACGGACAGAATTTTAGTCACTATGACATCACACACACTGATATCTCTATCACGGACTACGTTAATCTTCTTATTAAGCGTGCGCGTAAGCACAACGCTGAACAGAAAATTCTTGTTGAATCGTTTACCGAGCCTTCAGAAATTGTGAACATTTGTGATAAGTGCGACCGGGTCGTGGAGACCTGTACTTGCCCTGTTGTTGAGACAGTTAGCGAGGATTCGGATTCCAGCAGCTCTTACGAGACAGATTCTGAAGTTTCAGAAACCAGCTCTACTGGTCCTGAGACTAATGATGAATCGTGGTCTGAGCTTTTCGATGCAATGGAGACGCAGGTTTACGAACCTCATTTTGGTGAAAGACTTGCAGGTCATATTTCCCGAAGGGCTAAGCCTTTTGGGCACACTATGCGCTCACATCGGTGTCGTATAGAGACAACTGCTGAGGATTTTGCCATCAAAACACTTTTGCT